GCATTATGTCGTCATAACCACTAGCACCAAGAATGTCTATCCTGTAGCCAGTCGCAGGAGAAGTACCAATACCCACACCATCGGCAATCATGTTGCCAGTAACGTCTATGCCTGCGTTGGCTGTGATTTCGCCAGTAAAGGTAGCTCCTGCCAATGCTGCTTTAGTAGCAATACTATTGGTCACAGTAGTCGAGAAGTTAGCGTCATCGCCCAAGGCTGCCGCTAGTTCATTCAAAGTATTAAGCGCAGCGGGTGAGCTATCGACTAAGTTAGTTACTTGAGTATTTACATAGGTCTCAGTTGCATAGCCGCTTGGTAGTACATAGTTGTTAGCGCTAGCCGCTATACCGTCAAGTTTAGTGTGGTCAGCATCCGTGAATACATTTGAGTCACTGGCAGCTTCTATGGCAGTACGAATCTCTGAATCAGTTTGATCTGCTGTAGCACCAGATTCAATACCCGCTATTTTTGTAGAAAGCGCGTTAGATAACTTGTCGGTTGTGACTGAATCGTCGGCTACGACATTTACCGCAAACTCAACGACCTCTGCCACCATAATCTCTAGGGCTAAACCGTTTGGTGGCGCAGTAGAGAAAGTAAGTGTGGCTCCAGAGAGTGAGTAGTTCGATTTACTTTGGTACACACCGCTCAAGAAAACATTAGTAAGGTTTTCGTCGGGAGCGCTACTCAGAGTAAATGCTGTGGTAGAGCCGTCACCTGTAAACTGATTCAACGACATCTCGGTAGTGTTACCGCCAAGAACAGCGTCGTTTAGTGCCGCCGCCGTAAGACGAAGCTCGCACTTATCATCTAAGCTAAACGCTCGCGCAGATGTCCCATCTTGAGACCTGATAACTGTCAGTGTATTGCCACTACGCGCTGTTACCTTAACTATCTCTAGCAAATCGCCATCAGCAGATACCTGTAATGTCACATAAAAGTATTCACTGCCAGAAATAGACGGGAATACAGAACCATCCGTGACTGTTATGCTCGTCGCAGATGTGGATACGGTAGCTGCCAACGTTGTTTTGGCGTTGTTAGAAAAAACTACTGCCATGCTAGATGCCTCAGAATATTAGTTGGATTAACTTACCTGCACATTCCAAGAAATCGTCATCGCGTCGTTTGAACCCTTATTAATAACAGCAAATACGGTGCGGCAAAGCATGTCGCCAGCAGTGCTTGCGTTGAACAAACCAGCTTCTGTTATCGCGCCTGTGCCAATTCCGGCACCAAATGTAGCGATGTAAGTAATGGTTGTGCCAGAAACGGTAGTCGATGTGAGAACTTCACGACTGGATTGACCGCCAAGCGCGGAATCGCTTGCTGCCGCAGCAGTAGAGACCGTGCCAATAGCCATGTGTGACATCGCTGCCTTTGCTGTATCTTTCATTCGGCTAGCAACATACTCTTTGCCGTCGCTGACAACCAAGTTAGGAACTTCTTGGACTAATTTGTCGTTGATAGTGATAGACAAGTGTCCGGTCATATTTAGATTATCGTATAGCATTAGGTTGACTCCTAGTTGTTAAGTGGCGCACTGTTTAGCGTAGAAGCATTTAGTACAGATGACGCCAGTGAAGAAACTGATATTTGTATTGATTCTGTTAGTATTGCACTGTCGAAAAGACTTTTTTCAAAAGCGGCTACCGATTGCTCGGCGAAGTTGAAAGCATCAGAAAAGGCCTTATCTGTAGCAAAACTATGCGTCTCAGAAAACCCAATAACATTGCTCTTCGCTGCGGTCGTGCTTTTTGTTATTGCCGCAACATCTGTAAAATCATCTAGTACAAACGCATCAGAGAACGAGCGCTCAAACACCGTCGTCTTTGAAATTTGATCTGAGATAATGGTTGATTCTGAAAGCGGTTTGGAAAAGCTATAAATAGACTGCTCAGAGAGATTTGCAGTGTCAGCTACAGACTTCGAGGCCAGCATTTCCGCTATGTCAGAAATCTCAATTGTTTCGGACTTTGCAACTCCTAGAGACAGTGCCGAAGAGTCTGCTACAGACGGGTATTCTGTGAAGCTTCTAATGAACTCCATAAGAACAACCGCTTGATCACCCATTCCAAAACTATCCGAGTTGCCTTTCCCTATAAGGAAAAAAACTTGCTCGTCAGAAAGTCCCGTAATATTACTCAGCCCCTTGCTGGTCGTAACGCTTGGGATATCAGCTATTACAGCCTGATCCAACCGAAAGTACTTATTAAGTGAGAAGGGGTCTAACACCACGCTTGTAGCAAAGATATTTCTATAATGGATCTGTGATACAGCATTACTGTAGTTGGCAATCGCGCTCATGACCCGCGAGGTTACTGATGCGTCATAGTACGGCGCTAAAATTACAGCTCGGGTTTTTTCAAACTGAGCATCAACTATAGAGATATTTGTGCTACTAGCTAGCGCACGAATTATCTTATGGTTTTCAACTACAGCTCGATATCCCATTAATCGAAGTCACTGCGTACTTTAAACTTAATTAAGTCATTAACCGTTTGAATTCCGCCGTCTGCAAAAGTTAATTCTAGCTCACCCTCGAATGTACCTGCTGTATCCAGAGTGCCAGTCGGAAAATCTGTGGCTACTTTGCCAGCAGAGCCGTCAGTTATTACACAGTTAAGAGTAGCCTTCAGAGAGCTGCTGCCAAGCTTTCGTAACCGAAGCCTTACGGTTGCGCCTGTCACATTTATAGGTTGCCAAGTGTTGCTGTCGGATTCGTCTAATATAAGACCGGTAGCCGCAGTATTGCTGTCTTTCAGGGTAAAGGTTAGTTCTGGGAGTGTATCGCCCGTCACTAAGTTTAATGTTTGTGAGTAAGCCATTAGATAAATGCCCTTGGTTTAACTGTAAGAGAGCCGCCTGAAAACCCATACTTAACTTGGCGAGTGGTGCGACCTACCTCTTTTTCATAAAGATCTCGATTAACCGCGCCAAAGCTTGGGTTGCTAAAAGGCTGACCTGCCATGAACTGCAATCGATATAGCGCACCATGTGAAATGACCTCACGGTATTCCTTGCCGATTGTGTCCGGTATAGAACGGCTAGAGGCCGTGGGCTTTAAAGAATAAAGAACCCGAACCGAAATAGGTTCTGCTGGAATTGGTGCAATATAAAAGTCTTTATTATCTCGCTGCGCATAAAACCTAGGGGTGCCTGTAGTCTGCTCATTACCTAAACGTCTAATTAGCTCCGTGTAAGAGACCGGTGTCAGAGCAGTATTGTTATTGTAGATGTCTACAATATGATTTAGCTCAGTTCCTGACGGAATGCTAACCTCATACTCATTGACGCCAGCAACAAGCTGAACAAATTCCGGCTCGGCAATATAGATGTCTGTTCGTCTGCAAAAGTCTGTCGCTGCATCACGCACAGCTCTCTCTAAAAGAAAATCAGGGCAACCCTGAACTTCAGGTCTTATGTATGGCGCGAAATCAGTAAACTGCACTAGGTATTATCTCCCGTTCCTTGGCTGTGGCGTAATTGCGCTATCAGCTTGAGTCTTAATTCCTAAGGCGTTAGAGAAAGAGGAGTAGTGCATCATTGCCCTTTCTGGATTGCCCGCAAACTCTGAGTCTTTCTGGTAAGACCGGTACAAGATGTAATCTAAAAGACAATTAACATAAATGTCATCTATACCGATAACGGTTGTACTAGATAAGAAATTACTAATAGCTATCTCCGTGGGAGATGAGCTGTACAAAATCTCTACAGAGTCAGTGCCACTTACCGCCTTTGGGAAAACATAAAAATTCTTAGGGTCGGCAGCATCATAGATATAATGCTCAATCTTATTTGTACCCGCGACTGACTCATGCCAGTTGGGCAGGGTCTCGTCTAGTATTCTTCGTTGCACTTGGGTAATAGCTCGCCCGCCTACATTGCGAATTATGTTAACTAGGCGAAGTGCCGCAGTCGGCAATGTTTGCTTGCTCCCAGTCACGCAGTCAAAAGTAGTGTTCACCATTGTCGAATCTGGTCGGTGCAATGCCACTTCTTTTTGAGCATCATTTAAAAACTTTAATAACTCTGCGTTTGGAAATCGAACATTCGTATTATCCTGAAGGATAATTGATGCTCGATCTAAAATATCAGTAACCTTAGTTGTCGCCATTTTCAGATTCCTCGTTGGACTCTTGCCACTCAATTACCTGTAGGTCTGGATTCCCTGCAAATAATTTGTTGTATTCAAAAATGTTGCCGGTGATGACGTTCTGAACTTTGGCTGGGACAAGTTTAGGTGTAACAACCTCAGGCTGGCCTTTCATAGATTTCATCCGCTCCACCTGATCTTGAAGATCAGCTAAAGATAATCGACGATCTAGTTTCTTGCCGAATTCGGCCTGCGCCTTATCAAAAAGCTCATCTTTCTTAGTCTTGACGTTCATGCTTGCTCCGTTAAAAACGGGGGGCAATACTTGCTTTTGAAAAACAAGTACGCCCCGCCATTCAGTGGTCTAACTTAGTTCCACTTACCTACTACTAGTGCGTCTGGAGTAACGACCTTAGAGCCGAATACCTTTAGACCGCGTACTGCGTCACCAAAGGTAGCTTCTAAGCGAACAGTTTCAGTGTTACTAAACTGAGATGCGAAGGAGATTGCTTTTGGGTGGCCTGCTAAAACGTGTGTATAACCATCATCAGCGCCAGAAGATGCGGTGTGCAGCATGTTTGACTGATAAACGGTGAAGCGGTCTACCATTCCAACCTTACCGTTACGGAGAGGTGATGTAGAGTCGCCCGTCAAGTACGCCTGACGCAGTTCAGACTGCTTAAGCAGAGAAATCTGTGCAGGGTTCAGAACGATAAATCGACCTTCTTCTGGAATGTTAAGGTTGTCCAAGCTGGTTGACATTCCAAGAATGTTTTGTAAGATGTTTGCAGCAGTAACAGTAGTCTGCGAACCAATAGTGGTGGCACCAGTAATTACGCCAGCCAACACATCAGTCTCAACAGCGATACGCATACCTTCAGAAGCGTCAGATGAAGCTTTTTCGATCAGGTCAATATCGGCCTGAGCTTTAAGAACGTCATCAACCTTAAAGCTAAAGTACTTAGCCTTGTCGATGTTCAGCTCAACCTTAGAGGTTGCTAGTTCTTGGGTAGTGATGCTGCCGTTGTAATCACCAATCGTTACAGCAGGAACTGTGCGGATAATGACTTTGTCGCCTTGACCTGAAATCTCACCTTCATAATCGGTGTTTGAAATCGCAGGCAAAACAGACTGCTTGTAAAACTTGGCTTGCATTAGCTTACTAAAAACTTCTGGGATGAAGTTTACTTCTGATGATGCGCCAGTACTAAATTGTGAAAAAGACATTTTAATTACCTATTAAAAAGTCTCCTCATATCCATTTACCTAGAGAACAAGATTATTGGCGGATACTGTTTGTGCCCATTGCTTCCATTATTTCAGCCTGATGCTCTTCAAATTGAGAGATAGGCATTCTTTTAATTTCATCAACAGTCCAAACTTTCTTTCCACCAACCATTTTGGGCTTTCTTGCTTTTGGCATCTTTGGTTCTGCAACCTTTTTTGCCTTAGCTAAAGCCCGCTCTTGCGGCGTCTGTACTTCAACCCCCATGTCAGCTTTAAACTGGTGCAATACGCTATTTACATCGTTGGCTGAACCTGTCTGAATCCACTGCTTCGTATCATGGTCTTGATCTTCTAACCAGTTTAGCCAGTCCGCAGTCTCTATAAGATCATTTACGTCTGGGTGTTCGGTTTCAATACGATCAAAATGATGCTTTGCTGCGAGTTCATTCTGTTCATCAACTTTGCGTTGCGCCTGCTCTGCTAAAGCATCTTGTTGGCTGGCAACCTGAGATTGTGTCCGCGCTAATTCATCCAATAAGGGAGCCGCGAGATCGGGATAATCTTCCCGTAGTTGGGCTAGCTTACTGTCATCCTTTTTGCTTTCTACAATATCAGACTTCAACTCCGCAATTGCATTGATTAGGTCGGCATTTTGCCGCTTCAAGTCTGCTGCCTCTTGCGTAGCTTTTGTCATTCGTGACTGTGCGCCTTTCATCGCCTTGTTGGCTTTTGCTACCTCCAACCTTAGATCATCATCTGAGTCGCCGCCCTCGTGATGTTCAGTCTCCTCCACTATTGTCTCCGCCGTGTCCTCTGGTTCGGGGGCATCTTGGATAAGTTCTAGTTGCTCTTCCTCAGTGTCTGCTGCCGCAGGTTGAGTTTTAGTCGCTGTCATCTCATCCATCAACATTTTAGCTTCTGCTTCTAGTGCGTCTGGGTCATTTCTATTTGACATATTTTGTTGTCGGGTCGATTTCTCGATATCCGCCTTACTCTATTGTGGGTGGCCTTTTACGGTTCCGCGTATTGTCAATGTGCGTTTTAGCACTTGATTCCAAATCCAGAACAAAGCGTAACTCTTGGAGTCTGCCCTGCTCTTTCTTGAAACTGGTTTCATCCGCCAGCTCTAACTGCTGCTGTGCGTCTGTTAATCTGCTACTTATAAGCTCTTGGAGTTCAGCCCATTCCGGCTGGGAACTGAGCCTGAGGATCGCCACCGCCTGACTGCTGCTGCATTTGAGCCTGTTGCATTGCAATTTGTTGTTGCTCAAGCTGTAGTTGCTCCTCAGTCTTAATAATATTTTCTGGATCGATGTCCATGGACTTTGCTACTTCTTTTATCAGTTCGTGACGATCAATCAGGCTGCTATCTAGGTCGTTGGAAACCAAGCTTAAGAATTGCAGTAGGCGCTGGCTTTGGACTTCTTTTTGTACAAGCGCGGTGCTTCCTCTGGCAATAACTTTAAGATCGCCTTTAGATTTCGGGTTGGTTCCGTACTCCATATTCCAGTGGAACATAGAGGTAATAAGTGGCTCTAAAAGAAAATCATCAATATTCTTGATCGTAGACTTCAGCGCTACGTTTGCCGCACCCATCAGCATGGACATGCCTGTAGCAGTCTTATTCATGCTGTTGGTTTGCTGGCCGTGGGTGTAGCTTGGTAGAGATGTTGTTTCATCTGCAAATCGGCGGAATATCTCCACGATCTGATTAAGACCGTTTGCGTTAGCAATGGGCTGATACCAACGAACCATTGGCATAGAGCCATCGCCACCTTCGCGGAGAAATACTCGCCACGGATGAATGTCTGTTGGGTCTTCGCCGGCCGCTAGAAGATCTGTATTGATCTCCATCATAGGTGCCGATGACATTGCTAAGTTATCTAGCCAGATGCGTGTTGCGGCATTCAATGTTCCTTGAGAATCTCTCATCATCCGAGGAACGCCAGTCCCCCAAAATTGGTGTGGAGATTTTTCGTAAGGGAATATCTGGTAAGGAATCTGACTGCCAGAGATCTGGTTGAGCGAAATTTTGATAACTTTGCCCGCACAAATCCACGCACACGCGGAAAAGTCCTGACTTAAATCTGCGTCTTCAGGAAGCTCAACGTCATGCTCTTTAAGCTTGTGTCCGTCAATGAAGCCCCAGTACTCTAACAGCTCAAATCGGTTACTCGTATGGTTGTCATTGATTCCGGCAATTCTGCGTCTTGATCTTTCATGATCTTCTTCGACATGGTTGCCTGTTCGGTTGTTCTTCAGAAGGTACTTGACCATCTCTGAGTCAAACTGAGGCAAATCCGCCAGCTCTCTAAATTGCTTGCGGGTAAGAACGTGACGCCGGAACATTCCATCGCAGTCATCGAGCGAGGTGCAGTATGGGTCTGGGTAAAGGTCAAAGATTGAGACGGACTCAACCTCAGGCATTGGCTGCTCAACCATGGATAAGCCAAAGACCTCTTCTCCGGTCTCTGGATCGGTCATTCTAGAATATGACTGCTTCTTGTCGATCCGAACAGAGCCAGATTTTACTGCGCCAGATCCAAAAATACAGGCTTCGAGAATGCTCTCTTTTAGCTTCTGCTCTGCATTTACTTCTAGAAGCTGATCTAGAATGTCGGTCGCCATAGACTCGGCAGCTTTATCGGCAATGCTTTTGTATTTCTCTCGCATGTCATCTTCAAGCTCTGCCATTCTCTGGTTAATCAGGTCTTGATTCATGTTTGGATCCATTTGACTGGCATCCATAATCTGCTGAGTAGCAAGTTTCTTTATCTGGATGACGGCCATGGGATCAAGGTCGGGGACAGGAGTTGCCTCGACGTTAAAGAATTGGTCGCCATGTTGAAACAATAGGTCGATGATTCGTGAATATGCAGCCATGACCTTGGTTCGTGTTAATCCCACGAACACTTTAGATCTGGCCCCCGCATCGTTTAATCTAGCAAGAACGTCTGGTTCATATTGGCCGTTGTATTGCCGAAGGTCTCGAAGCCATTCGTTTTCAGTTTCTTTCCGAGCGTCTTTGTACTCTGTAAAAGTAGCAGAAAGGTGAGCGCCAAGACTCTGGACGGAGTGATCTTGCACACCATCAGATTCTGTCTGTTTTTCTACGGGTTCATCGAAATTTATCATTAATAACCTGCAATCGGGTCAAGCGTCGAGAACCGTTTCTTTATAGAACGGTGCCTCGGGCGTGGCATTGATGCAAGTCCATGCAGAGCTATAGCGAAAGCCATAACCCTGTCATCATAACACCCTGCCTGTGAATTGAAAGCCCCTTTATCATCAACAACATAGGTGCGAAGTTCGTTCAATAATTCGATGTCTGCAACGCCACTTTGACCCTGCCGAATCAGTGAAGCGAGGTTGTCGATAATGAGAGGTTTGGTTTTTGATGTGGTTAAAAATCCGCCACGTTTTGTCATCTTATCGCTGTATGCGCCGTCCACTGAATGCTCAACAAATAGATTTGAGTAGGACAGTTCCATTAGTCTTCTTAGCGTGGTCAGTCCATGGTTGTTTCTTTCCACAACAACATACGCATTGTTATATCGTTGACCGATCTGCGATACAACATTGCCCCAGTCCCAAGGATCAATATGACCGTGCCAAGCAGCCACTTGCCTTCCTTCTGAGTCTAGGACTTGAGCGCAGCTATAATCTCCGTAGGCCAAACCTTCGGCGACATCTACCCCGATGCAGTAGTTTTCGTTATCGATGGGCGGACACCATTCTTGATAGTTTCCGTATGTTCGGCGTTCGAGGTTCCCGCCTAAAATATCGCCTTTAAAGTCTGCGGTATAAGTGTCATTCTCACAGGTGGTTAAATGAACTGCTTCCACAAAACACCGGCCCGAGGTTAAGAAAGCCTCAAGTGGATTCGCGGGATACTCCTGCATGAAAAGATCGTTGCCCCCAAGCTCATCTAACTTTGCTCGGCGAAAACACAATTGGGAATCATCCAGCCCATAGCGCTGTGCAAGTTCATACTCTTCAGGGGTAGCCTCAAAGTACGGTGACGGTTTTCTTCGGTAGTCGGGCATCCAATACCACGGGATAAAACAGGTTTTCCATTCAGTTTCACCCCTCAGGCTTTTCATTACCTGATCATAGAACCAGCCGCCAGCGCCATTGGCTGTGCTTTCAAGAATTACTTCTGAACCCTGACCTCCAACTGTCTGGAGCAGACCTGCAACTATGTCAGATCCTTGCGGATAGAAGGCAACTTCTGATCCGTGGACAAATCGGTTTGTTTGCCCTCGTCCGGTTTGGGTTGAACGCGCTGTTCCGACTCGGTATCGCGAGTTAATGTCATCAAATACCAAAGTTGACGCCGACTGACTAAGGAGCGGCGGTTTAAAAGCCGGATGCGGCGTGTTGTCATAGAAGTACTTCACCATATTAAAGATAGCGTTAGTAGATTCGGCCAGATGCGACAGCACGAATGCGTTTGCGTTGCGGTTCTGCGTGACTTTCCAGAAGTTTCTGCCCTGCGCATAGGTAGAAATACCTGTTTGTCGGGCTTTAAGGACGAGCATTCGGATATTTCCCTGCTCTTTTAACTGCTTTTCTAGCTCGTTATGGACGTATATTTGTGCCGCATTTAGTACAAACGGGACTGATTCACCCTCTTTTGTTACAATTTTGAGGACGTTTTTGGCATATAAGGGAAAATTACCCTTGAACTTGGCCGCAATTCGCTCAATTTCTGCTCTATCTTCATTTGCCATCGTTAGAAATCACCGCTCGGCACCACCATTTAAAGTGTGCGTCATCTAAGTTGCTCATCATAAGGTTGGCTCTGACGCAAACTAGGCGAACATTGCCCTTGGAGTAGCCCACGCTGCTATCAATCCGATCAGGACTGACGCTCATATCGCTCTCCAGAGTGGTTGTATGCATAGGAATACCCGTTATTGCGCATATTCCCCTCTGCACATCGTACAAATACTTTAGGTGGTCAAGGTCAATGCACTCTTCTTTAAACCCTTTGATCCTATGGCGCGTCCTTAAGGCTGCAAGGCGCATGTTTAAAAAACCTTCAAGCGAACTATTGGCCCTTTCTGCATGCTTGTGCTTCCGGCAGCTATTGCATTGCCGGTTAGTTGAGCTAAATTCAGCGTCGGGCTTTACAATGCCGCAAGCGGAGCATGTTTTATGACCAAGTTCCATGATGTGTCCTTGGTTATGGCCTCAAAACTTTTTATAGCTACTCGGCTATTACCTACCGCGATCTTGTCACCCATTAAGGTAGTACCAAGACCGATACAGCCCTGAACATCTTTAGGGTAATTGGCAACATGCATTAGGATGTAGGTTCTTTCCGGTACATCTTGAAGCTCCCATGTAAATCCAAATTTCGGGGACTCCCTCCACCGCGCCTGATAAGTTCCCTCAGGGATACAAGAAACATTTGCAGCGTTATCTAGCCAAGGACGTTCAATAGTGAACAGTTTCACCCCGTTATGTTCAATTACGCCTAGCGTACCGCTGGGGTGGTAACAGAACCGCTCTAGAATAATGTCGGTCACTTCGCCTTCTCCTCGACTTTCTTATCTTTACCGCCAAAGATTCGATCCCAGCCGTCCTCAAACTTGTTTTTATCAGTCGGGCGCTGTAGGTCACCCTTCCCACCCAGCGTCTGCTTGTGGTCGCAGTGCTGGAATCTACTTTTTTTGCTCACGGTTATTTCCTTGCTTTGGATTTAGTGGCTCTCTGACCACGCTTAGGAAGATTTTTTTTCATACATTTGCCCGCTTTCTTGCACTTAGCCG